GCCACGTCTTAGCACTCTAGGCGGGAGATGGTGGCGTATCATCTCGGCCCTGGTTGCCATCTCGCCATCGGCACAAGCGTTGAGGTCATCACCCCTGTTATAACTGAGACTATCACTGATTGCCTGGGTAGAGTAGTGTTCCACTCTACCAATTACCCCACCCTGCTCTAACATCCCATTGACTGTATTGGTGATTTTGATTGTTACCCCTGTTTTAGTCCATTTTGCTTCCATCTTGTTACCTCTATTTATTTTGTAAGCTAATCCCAGAGGTGCCGTTCGGTGGCTTCCTCTCGCTCCTTGGTTATCTGTGCGATTATCTCCGGGTGTGTCTCGTCAAATGCCTTTAACTCTACCCTAGTGTCGTCTATCCATTTTATCTGCTTTGCCATTTTCCCGTGCCTCCTTAATCTCTATAGTTATACTATAGCATAGCATAACGCAGTTGTCAATAGGTTTTGGAACTATTTTTATGAAAAACTTTGAACGTTACATAACGGTATTAAAGCAAATCAGGAGTGAGAGAGGCGAGTTCTGTGAGTGCTGTGGGGTGCCTGCCACACACGGGCATCATATAATACCAGTGTCAGAAACATCAATAGCTAGTGAGCTGGTATTTGAGCCGGCTAATATTATAATACTCTGTGATGATTGCCATGCCCTGACTCCCCCTCTATTGCGCAATATATCAGACTGGGGTGCCGCCAGAATACGGAGAGGAATAGCACTAAATGGACAGGCCTGAATGTAACTCAAAAGCTCCTGATACTACACAGCCAATAGAAATGCTACAATACTTGTTAGATATCGAGATGAAGAGGTTGGAAACTGCCGTGCGTATTGAAAATGAACGAAATATAGTATTCCCTGAGACGATAGTTATAATAAGGGACATACAGAAATTGATGGGGGCGATATACGGAGAGAATAAAAAACCAAAGAATGATAGTAACCGTAAAAGACTACTACCGTCTGAAATAGTTAGAAACAGAAATGAGCAATAGACTAACACAAAAACAAGAGACTTTTTGTCTTAAATACTTTGAATTGGGCAACGCTACTGAGGCTGCTTTAATTGCGGGTTACTCGCCTAAGACTGCCGATGTGATAGCCTCTGAAAACTTAGAAAAACCTAGGATTATAGACCGTATTCAAGAACTCCGTCAAAAGGTTGAGGATGCTAGTGTTGCCACTGTCCTTGAGCGTAAGCAGGTGCTTACCGAAATAGTAAGGGGCAGATTAACTGATTTCATGGAATGTGGGCAAGATGGGTCCTGGGTTAATATTGACTCAGATAAAATGAACACCCATGCCATTCTAGGTATTGATAGCAAGACTGAGTATGATGAGAATGGCTCTCATCCAACCGTAGTTACTAAAATACGCCTCCATAATCCCATTCAAGCAATCGCCGAGCTTAACAAGATGGAGAGGATTTACGATTCAGAGGGTAGCACTACTATAAATAACCAGATAAACAATGTCACCGTGGCCAGCGAGCAGGATAAGAAAAACGTAGAGCGGGTAATGAGTGGTGAGCGCACATAGGTTTACGGGTATATTCGGGCTTAACAACGAGGCGTGGTTATCCGGTAAGCGCCGGGCGTTGAACGAGGGCGGGACTGCATCATCAAAAACGTGGTCTATCCTCCAGCTTCTTTACATGATATCACTGTATACCAAGAGCGAGATAATGATATCAGTTGTTAGCGAGTCCCTGCCGCATCTCAAGAAAGGCGCAATACGTGACTTCTTCCGGGTGACGGGCGAGGATATAGACAGTTGCCCTTACTACAACAAGACCGACCACATCTACAAGCGGGGCAAGGGAACGGTAGAGTTCTTCGGGGCCGATGAGTCCGGCAAGGTCAGGGGGCCGAGGCGTGACATCCTGTTTATCAACGAGGGTAACAACGTGCCATGGGAGACGGCTAGGGGGCTGGATATTCGCACCAGGTTATTTACATTTGTTGACTGGAACCCGGTGAGTGAGTTCTGGGCGCATGAGCGCTGGATAGGACAGCCGGAGAATACATACATACATAGTACATACATGGACGCTGTGGACGTGCTACCGCCTGAGGTGGTGGCTAACATAGAGTCCAACAAGAACGACCCCAACTGGTGGAACATCTACGGGCTGGGGCGGATTGGTAAAATCGAGGGGCTGGTCTATCCTATGTTCGAGCAGGTCGGCGCATTACCTCCGGGTGATGTATTCTACGGCATGGACTTCGGTTACTCCAACGACCCCACCGTGCTTGTTAAGTGCATCATAAAGGGTGACGGGTTTTACTGCGAAGAACTGATTTACGAGAAGGGCTTGACTAATGACGCTATCGCATACCGCATGGCTGAGTTGGGGGTTATCAGGAACTACGACGAGATATACGCTGACAGCGCCGAGCCCAAGTCCATAGAGGAAATATACCAGCATGGTTTCAATATCAAACCGGCACCCAAGGGTGCCGGTAGTGTAGAGTATGGTCACCAGAAGGTCAGGCAGTATAAGCAGTTCTGGACGGCTGATTCTACCAACTGCATCAAGGAGCAGAGAAACTTCCGTTACGTGCCGGATAAGGACGGCAAGCTAACCGATAAGACAACCCACCAATGGAGTCATTGTCTTATAGCCGGAACACTTATTACAACTATAAAAGGGCAAAAGCCAATAGAGCAGGTTACGGTTGATGACTTTGTTTTAACTCGTAGTGGATGGCGAAAAGTTAAGGCTAGCGGAATGGTAACGCCCCTTGCTGATGTTTGCACTGTGACCTTTTCAGATGGAGTAACTATTACAGGAACACCCAGCCATAAGATACTTACTGGCAACGGGTTTATTCCCCTGCATTCTCTCCGATATGGTGATATAATAGAGGTATGCGAAGAGAACTCATTATTTACAATGGCGAGAAATATTACAGATACCCAGAAGCAAATGGCTGGGCAGATTCCCATTATTACCGGCGAAGAGAAAGTGGTAGAGAAAATCGCTATCTTCATCGCCAAATATGGATTGATAATCACGGGGCAATCCCGGAAGGTTTTGAAATCCATCACAAAGATCAAAACGCACTTAATAACAATCTTGCGAATCTTGAATGCTTGTATAGTCACTTGCATAAACTTAGACACCCACTTCCAGAGTGGAGAATTAAATGGTTGCAACAACACGTTGACAACATTAGACCATTATCAAAGAACTGGCATAGCACGGTTGATGGAATCGAATGGCATAGGCAACATGGTAGAGAGGCCTATAAAAACCGCGAGCCATTGGATAAGGTCTGTGTGCAATGTGGCAAGCCATTTAAGGATATTACCCGACAGCCAACAACTCGCTTTTGCTCAAACGCCTGTAAATCAAAATGGCGAAGGCAATCAGGACAAGACAACGAGACAAGAATCTGCACTTGGTGCAAGAAGCAATTCTCCGTTAACAAATACGATGACACCAAAACCTGTTCCCGTGTATGTAGTCAACGTCTCAGACGTTCTACCTAACAAGCAGGCAGTCTACGACCTTACAATAGATAAAGCCCCAGAGTTTTACGCCAATGGCGTCCTTGTGCATAATTCGATGGATGCGAGGCGGTATGCGATTATGGGTATAGCTGAGCCGGTGGAGCAGGAGACTATTATCATTTACGATGCTATGCAGGCGGTCAGAGGGTTAGAGCTATGAAGTGTAAGTTTTGTGGGGTGCAAACAAATCGGGCAAGTGTTTGTGGTAGTTGCCGAACTATCATATATCATATAAGAAGACTCGCACAGCCTCAAGATAGATTACAAACTAAGCATAATGACAATAATTGGGCGATTGCAGAAGTGGCAAGGCAATACGAAGGGGGCTCAATAGACGATGAGTAAGAAAAATAGAGAGGTTAATCTGTTCAAAGAAGTTTATCCACCTGACGAACTGGCTATGATATTCCGTGAAGCCTCCAAGAGCGTAGCTGATGCGTTATCTCTCGAGGACAAGGGCTGGATTAACATGAGCAGTGGCACCTCTATAGGGATACCGGCTAACGAGAGGATAAACAACCTTAAGCAGTCACGGACTTATTACACCTACGACCCGCTGGCGAAGCAGGCTATACGTCTGTGGACGGACTACACATTCGGCACGGGTATGAAATGGAACACGGACAATGATTCGGCCAAGAAGGTGATGGATAGTTTCTGGAACGCTAAAACTAACCAGTGTTGTCTGTCAGCCCGGGGGCAGCGCAAGTCCTCCGATAAACTACTGGTAGATGGGGATATATTCTTCGCCTTGTTCCTGGGGGCCAAGGGCGAGTCTACCATCAGGTGGATAGACCCTCTGGAGATAACCGAGATTATCACGGACGTAGACGACGTTGAAGATGTCAGATATTATAAAAGAGAGTGGAACGACGCCCAGGGTAAACCGAACACTGACTATTACCGCAGTACTACCAATATTAAAGATAAGGCGGCATTGCCTCAGACGGGTAGCGCCGTTACTAGCACACAGGAGGCGCTAGTCTACCATGCGGCCTATAACACTATATCGCAGCGTGGCAATCCTCTACTACTACCGGCCCTACACTGGATAGAATATTATCGCGAGTTCTTAGCGTCCCGTATAGCTATTATGATCGCGCTGGCAAAGTTCGCATGGCGGTCAAAGGTCAAGGGGGGCGCGTCTGCCGTCAGTAATATAAAGGCCAAGACGAATGATAAAGAGATAGCCGCCGGGTCGCATCTGGTGGAGAACATGGGGGTAGACACGCAGCCTATCAAGACGGATACCGGGGCATCGAACGCTTACCAGGACGGCAAGATGATTAAGTACCAAATCTGTGCTGCCGTAGGTATCCCCGACCAGTATTTCGGTGATATATCTGGGGGTAGCCTGGCTACTGCCTCGACGGTAGAGCTGCCGATGATGAAGATGTTCCAGTCTTACCAGCAGGTATGGTCAGACATATATCAGGATATAGACGAGGTAGTGCTGGAGTATAACAACGTGCCTCCGGATAAGTGGGTTATAGACCGGGACTTCCCGGCGATAGCGCCCGAGGACGTAGCAGCGGCGGCCACTGCTCTGACACAGATATTAAACGTTATGCCGGAACTGGGAACGACTGACGAGGTAATACAGATAGCACTAATGACGCTGGGTGTAAACAACACGGCGGAGGTGCTGAAGAAATTAAGCAAGGTGAGCCAGGAGTCCGGCGGGAACGTGGACGCTGAGTTGCTGCG